GTAAACAAGGCTTTCTAATGTGAGAGCGCACACGTAACAGGTGTGCAAACTATATGAACCCCCGTATTTCCTCTAGCTGACTAGGGGAGATGCGGGGGTTCTTCTTTTTTGTGCCAGGTTTAATACTGGTTCATTTTTGGGGTTTACTGGTTTCAAAGTGGCGAGTAAATGGCGACCAAATTACGCCCCGCCAGCCCCTCCAACACGTCAGCAAAGACCGCCTGCCGGTCACGCGCCACATACGCGCTCAAGGTCTGTGCCTCGGAGGCGTGACCAAGCTGCGCAGACGCCTCAGCCAACCCGAGACGCTCATCGAGGAAGGTCGCTGTAGTCTTGCGGAGCACATGCCAGGTCACCCACTCTAGCTCAGAGCCCGCCAGCGCCCGCTGGAGGTAGTTTCTCGCCGAGTTATAGGCGAGTGGTGCCCCGCCTTGCTCGAACACGTGCACAGCGCCGTCACGGGCTTCTGAGTGCCGTCTGCGGAGCACATCGAGCACAAAGGACGGAACCTGTAGGGTGCGGGGCTCGTGCGTCTTTGTGTCAGCCTGCCAGCCACCCTTCTGAATGAGTGTGCCGGCTACCGTGACCGTCCCCGCGTCCAGGTCTACATCCTCCCAGCGCAAGCCCGCGCCTTCACCCCACCGGCACCCAGTGCCAAGCAGAACATCGACCAGATCGGGCAGATACCCCGAGTAGGCGCGGGTTGTGGGCAGGGCGGCGACCAGTCTGCGCAACTGGCCGACCTGTTCGATGCTGAGGGCGCGGACTTCCTTCTTCTTGCCCCTCACCGTGCGAGTCGCCAGCACAGGGTTATGAGGGATTGCGCCCAGGCGCGTCGCCTCATCCAGACACATCTTCAAAACCAAACGCTGGTTGTAGCGCGCGGTGGGAGCCTTGATGGTGGAAAGGTAGGCATCGAGCGTGCCTGCGGTCAACTCCCTCAGCTGCAGGGAACCTAGCGCGGTTGAGGCTTGCCCAGCCCACAGGCTGTAATTACGCATCGTGTTGGTGGCGAGCCCGTCGAGCCCGTCCAGCCATCGTTGGAGGGCGACCTTGAGTGTGGTGGAGCCGCTGAGGGCGGCACCTGCGGCGGGCAGTGCCGCGAGCTTGGTCTTGAGTTTATGTTCGGCTGCGGCTTTGGTGGGAGCCTGGGCGGTGATGTTGCGTCGCACGCCGCGTGCGTCCCTGTAGTTTGTCCGAGCACGCCACACCTTTGGTTGGATGCGAGTCAGGGTGATGACCCCGTGTGTTCCGATGGGGAGCGGGTCTCTGACCATGGCGTGTCCTTCCTTACACGTGTGAATGCGGTGTGGAGCGGCAATCTTGCCTCAGAGTAACGGCTGAGACAAGGTTGCCGCTCTATTTTTGTGCCCTCAGCCAGGCTTCGAGGATGCGGTCGGTAACTTCGAGCTCGGCGGCGGCGGCGGAGAGCGAGTCAGGGGCGATCGCTAGAGCAATGGCGACCGCGTCGGGGGTGAGGAGCCATTCTGCGGCGATCTGGTCAGCCTTACGTTCGCGCTTGAGTGCCGCGATAGTGTCGAGGGGAGAGTGGGTGTCGCCCTGGGTGGCGTGGGCGAGTTCGTGGGCGAGGACGCAGCGGCGTTGCCGGCGTAGGAGCCCTGGTGTGGTGATGATGGTGCGGGTCTGCTCGTCCCAGAGGGCGAGGGCCCCGGCAGGTGGTTGGGCGTCGATGATTCGGATACCCAAGCTCGCGGCGTGGGCATCTGGACTATATGGGGTTCGGTGATTCATGAGAAGTTAGTGAATAGGGGAGTGGTCGGGAAGGGGTTAGGCGCTGGCTGGGTCTTCGGCGATGATGTCGTCAGCGGGGTGTGCGGCGAGGGCGTAGCCTGCCTGCTTTGCGGCTTCGGCACGCGCCAGAATCTGCGCAGCCAGCTGAGCATCAGTAAGGGGAGCAGCCGCTTGTTCTCGCATGGCGTTGTATGCTGCAGAGATAATTACCGTCATGTCCACATTGAGTGCGGTGCAGATGGTCATGAGGTCACGAACGGGGAGCGAGCCCTCTGACCGGTATACGGATCGGCTGAGCTTACTCTTGGAGATACCGGTTTTTGCAGCGAGAGTCAGCAAGTCTTCACCTCGCCGAACCATCCATACCTTGATTTCACGGTTCACCAAGTCGTTGAAGAGTTCTGCTTTGGATTGCATTATGCGCCCCAGCTTGAATCGTCGGTAATGACTTTATCTGCAGGGTGTGCGGCTAGACGGTAACCAGACTTGGTCGCCGCTTCAGCACGCGCCAAAATCTGCGCTGCCAATTCTTTGTCGGACATGGAAGAAGTCTCAGCTGCTTGTTCTACACGCAGAGCCTTTTCCGCATCACGTACAACGGTAGAAGGCTCAACACCAAGAGCCTTACAGATACGATCTAACTCATTTGTGTTGAGAGGGGAATCGAGCTTGTAGAGAGTGAGGCTGATTCGGTTTCGGCTCACTTCTGCTGCTTCTTCAAGGTCTTGTATTGTCATGCCACGACGTCCCATCCATGCACGAAGCTCTTGGTTGAGCTTCTTGCTGAACTGGTTTGCGGGTCCAATTGCTTTACGTCCCATGGCTATATAGTACAAAAATTTTGAAAAATTTCCCAATATCATCTTGACATTCTCTAAATAGGGAATATAAGGTGTTGATACAACCCATGAAAGGAGGAATATGGATAACCTTGCACGGACTGTTCGAGAGAATATTAGCCTTGCACTTGCAAAAACGGGGACTACACAGCTAGACCTACAGGCTGGCACTGGTATTTCGAAGAGCAAGATTAGCCGCGTACTTGCCGGTGAATCAATTCTGAACTCTATCGAGATTTACCAGGTTGCCTTGTTCTTCTCGGTGGCTCCTAACTGGATGTACACCGAGCATCTTCAGGAAGTCGCTTTGAGTCTATAAATTTTTGCCCATCTTTCTCTAAATAGGGAAATCCCTCAAAGGAACATCATGCTAACCATTCCTACCGACAGGCTGACGCTCTGGTCACCTGAAGAACTTGCCAGCGCACTCGGCGTGAAAGAGCAGACTCTCGCTGACTGGCGTAACGCCCGCACCGGCCCCGCCTTCATCCGCACCAGCAGGGGTCAGCGCGGCGGCAGGATCTACTACACCTCAACCGCCGTCATGGACTGGCTCCAGTCCCTACCCGTCACCCACACCACCAACTAAGGAAACACCAATGGATTGGAAAGACCCCCGCAGGGCATTGCCAGCAGCTCCGCAGGAGAATCGACCGGACTCAGAAGTCATTAGGGAGCTTCGGCAGGCTATTCGCGACCTCAGCCGAGAGATGGGATTCAGATCCCCCAAAGCGTCAATCACTATGGCCCACGACGGCTACATCAAGGAAGTAACCATCGAAGGCTTCGTAGTCTAACCCGTCAGGAAACACCAATGAACACCCCCGAAACCCAGAGGCCCACCCGCCCCCGGTTCTGCTCCGACGAAGCCATCCAGGAAATGTACAACATCATTGAGGACTTCGCCCTCTACGCAAAAGACCGTGATAGCACCACGGTGCATATCACGGTCAAAGAAGCAATTGCCGTCGTAGAGTCGGCGCTCGCACGACGCCGATTCCAACTCGCCGTCCGCGCGAAAACTAGAGGCCGATCGCCTTACGAGCAGCAGCCCAGGCAAGAGCCCTAGCGTTCTCGGAAACCTGCAGCCAGTCCCATGCACTGCGGTAGAACGCCTTCGCTTCGGAGTCTGTGGAGCGGATAGACACTGCATCGACTAAAACAGTGAATTCCATATATGCGTTGTACAAGCTGAAGCTACCGCTCAGCTCATCGGAGAAAGCTGCCTCCACACGGCGCATAACCTCGTGGATGTACGCACGGAAAGAACTGCTCAGTCCCTTGTCGTCTGCAACGTAATCCGCGACCTCGCGAACCTTGGAAGCCATCTCCTCACGCTTGGAGCTGAGCCAATCAAGCAACCCAGGTTCAGAGGAGCTAGTGATTGCATCAAAGGTACCCGCCAAAGCAGACAGCACGTCCAGCTCGTAGCTCTCTAAGTGGAACGAAGAGTCCCACCCGTGGGGGTACTGGAAAATCGCATGAGCCCACCGGGCGTAATACCTCGAGACATACGACAAATTATATTCGGGACGCTCAACCTCCACGACCTTCACAAGACGCTGGATATCACGCAGCAGAAGCGCCGCATGCAAAGCCTGCGAGATTTCCTCCTCAGTATCCAAAGGGCGTGCAAAACGTGCAGCAGAAGAAGAGGACTGCGACCAGCCCTCAAACACGCGAAACAGCTCACGAGCAGGGTTAGCAAGCATGAGAGAACTCCTCACATATCGACTATCGGGTTCATCAACCCACCATACATGAGAAAGAGCTTAGAAAGATGGAACTCCGCGCACCCCGTGGAACCACCACCACCAACTAAGGAACCAGAAATGACCACGAACGAAGAGAGCGAATTTCTCCGAGGAATCGGAGAAAGAAATCTCAGCGTGATCCGGCAGCTTGCCGCGGGGATGAACCTAGGCAACGTCGAAGTCGCTATCACCTACGACAACCGCATCGATGTCAAAGAATTCACCATCCGAGGCCTCCTTTTGCCTCTCTCACCAGAGGAGGAGGAAGAGGCGGAAAAGAAGAGGGAGGAAAGGGTTCGTAAGTTACTCGACCAATTGAAACGGGGATAACCACACCACCAACGAACAAGGAGCACTAACCATGAAAACTGCCTCTGACACGGCGCATGACCTAGCCACCCAATACGCACGGGGCATCTGGTGGGTACGAGCCCCCATCATCAGCCGCCACGACTCCCGCCTCAAAACACGCCAAGCCACACCGGCGGCATGGTGCGAAATCTGCGAGACAGCCTACGCCAAGCTACCCGCCGGCAAGAGCCCCTACATCTCTGCAGCCAAAGCCGCACCCGCCCACATCAAAGATGCTCACCCCGCCGCATGGGACAAGCTCATCGAACATGCAAGCCTTGCGATCCAAACCGCCAACCTCTGGTGGGCACGCAGGCGAAACCTCCCCACCTACAAGCGCCTCGAACTCGTCAAGAGCCGCCTGTTCAAAAACCGGATGATCCTCCACATGCCCTGCCCCACCGGCTGCGGCACCACACTCCACGAGCACCTCGCCACCGACCAGGTCCAGGACGAAGCGGAGCTCACCTTCTCTCAGGATGTCGTCGACGCCTGCACCCTCCGCATGGCTGAACACCTCATGCGACACAGCCCGAACCAGCTCGCGGCCCTCTAACCCACCCAGGAAGGAAAAACACTAATGGAACCCGACCAGTTCAACCTCGTATTCAACGCCGTCTGTCTCTTCATCAGCGTTGCCGGCGCTATCGTCTCCGGAATCTTCTGCTTCAGGACGTTCAAAGATTCCTGGGAAGAGAAGAAGGAAGAAAAAGAACGCCAGCTATCGGCGAATCGGGACGGGGACGACCTCATCAACCCCACTGATTCGGAGCTCTAGGTTCGACGGCAACGGCTTACCGGAAGCACCAAACATGAAGATGCGTAGCGACTCTCCGGGACGGAACACCTGCTGAACCTGGTCACAGCGGACGAACTCATCCAGATTCGCCACCTCAAGAACCTCAACGGATTCATTAGTGACGTTGCGCAGCAGATAGGTGTCACCTCTATCCGGAGTCAGCTCAAATGTGGGCCTCCACAGGTGAGACTCAATCTTGGCCTGAGACTCGGACTGCTTCTGCTGTTCAGCAACGATTCGCTCCATCTGCCGGGCACGCTCCTCCGCAGCCTTAGCAGCACGAACCGCGGCATCACGCATCTCTAACGCCGCCCTGTGCGCCTCCTCAGCCTTCTTCTTCGCCTTCTTCGAGCCAAGGGACTGGTACCAGGAAACAATCGCGAAAAAGACAGAGACGATAGCCGCAAATGCTGAACCACCAGAAAAAAGAGTTGAGAAATCCATACCAAACAATCCTACCCCCCCCCACCCCACACCAGTCAGGAAGGACTACACACCAATGACCGCCAAGACCAAGCGCGACCGCTCCGCCGGCCGCCACCACCGCCACACCGCAATCCAAGGCATTATCAGCAACCACCAAGGCATCATCGACGACATCGCCAGCATCGACAACTCCATCGCCGCCCTGCAGGACAAGACCTGCGACCTCGGCAACAGGGTCGACAGCTGGTACACCAAGCTCAACCAAGCCAACAAAGACGCCCTGGCAAATGTCGCCTACACCATGCGGTGCGTCGTCGAGAACGAACGCAAACAAGCCGAAGTCGAAGCCGCTGTCGGCATCCTCCAGGAGTCCAGCAAGGAACACCAGGCAGACATCGCCATCCTCAACCACACCAGCGCTGAACACCAGGAAGCTATCGCCCAGCTCATCGCCTACACCAACAAGGTGCACGGCAAGCAGACCGCGCTCAACCAGAAAATCAACCTCCTGCAGGCAGAGGTAGACGACACCAACCACCGCCTCTTCCAGCTCGCCTGGATCACCGTCGGCCTCTGGGCAATCGCCGCCCTCACCATCTTCGCCTACCTCATCACCACCCACTAAGGACACCCCCATGGACACCACTCTCCGCGCCGCACGCGCCCTCACCTGGGCATGCGTCGCCGCAGCCCTCCTCATCACAGGTATCGGCACCGCACAGGAAGACATTGCCCTGCGCGCCATCATCTTCACCGCCGCACTCATCCCCGCAGCCGCCGCAATCCTCATCGGCTCATTCATCCACGACCAGAACGGAGACACCACCAATGGCTAACCCTGAACTGCCTCACAAGACCGCATACGAAGCCTGCAACCCCGACCACAACCTCATCTCCGAGGTGCAAGTCGCCGAGGACGAAGGCATCAAGATTCAGACGCTCCGCCAGTACTCGCACGCCTCCATCAAGGCCGCCGTAGGCTCCCGCCTAGACCCGGTCTGCAAGGACGAGGCAGGTATCCGCTGGTACATCAGCGAAGACGTCGCGGCGTGGAAGGTCAAGCGTGCCGAGACCAAGGCCCGCTGCCGAAACCACATGCAGATGCGCTACAGCCGCCGCTAACCCCGCCCTCAGCAAATCAGGAAGAAACACCACCATGGGACACATCGCAGATAGCCTCCCGCACCCCAACGACTGGGAGGGAGAGAAGCCCCTCTACAGCGCGGCTGAAGCCGCCGTGTTCCTCGGCGTCAAACCGCTCACCATCACCAACCGCGTCTACCGTCGCACACTCACCCCCGCCGCCTGGAGTAAAGACACCGGGTACTGCTTCACCCGCACCACCCTCGACCACGCACTCCACCAGGCAGAGAAAGCACTCCGCCAAAAGCGCGAGTACCGGCACATCATCCCCAACAAAGAACAGCTCACCCCACCCCGCCTCAAGCGCTCCAGCATCGACTGGAACAACCCCTACGAAGGAAGGAAATAACACCCATGCCCACCATCTTCTCCGGCGTTGAAACCCGCATCGCCCAAGCCCGCGAACGCCACCAAGAACTACACCGCACCACCCGCCAGGGCGTCGCAGACTGGCGAACCCAGGCACAACGCATCACCACCACCGTCAACGCTCTCAACGAATCCCACGAGGCACTCGACGCCAAGGTGAACGCGGCGCTCGCCCTGTCCGTGCTCGCCGCAACTGTCAGCCTCATCGCACTCAAGAGGCGGTAAACCACATGGCTGTCAAGAAACTCTGCGGGGCATGCGGCAATGACGCACTAGAGCGCAACCCCAACTGCGCAGCCTGCGGCAACCGGCACGCACGCTGGTGCAGGGCAGGAGACCCCCGAGGAATCCCCACACCCCGCAAAAACGTCTGCGCCGCCTGCGGGCAACCCGCACACCAAACCAACCCCGACTGCAAAACCTGCATCAAACGCGAACAACGCAGAGCTAAAGCAGAAGGTAGGGAGCCCTGGATTCCCTTCATGACCACGAAGGCGATGGCGGCACCCCCAGTACCCGTCACCACGCTCACCAAAGCGTGCGACGTCCACAACCACGAGGCACTCACCGGCTGGCTCACCGCCCGCCGCAACCGCCTCAACCCCACCCCGAAGAAAGGTAACGAAATGACCACCCACACCACCCTCACCGGCGCAACCATCACCGACGAGCAGCTGCAGGCACTCGCCCTCAAACTCGTCAACATCCAGGCAGACATCGCCGCACTGAAGGAAGAAGCCGCCCGAATCGAGGCGACCCTCAAGGCCCTGCCGAACGGCAAGTACACCTGCGGCGACGCAACCCTCACCGTCTCCCACCCCCGCCGATTCAACGAGAAAAAGTTCATCGAAACCTACCCGGTCGAAGCGTTCCCCCAGTTCTACCAGACCGTGCGCAAGGTCGATTTGAAGACCCTCGCCCCGGCGCTGAAGGACCAGTTCGCCGACGACACCACCGCACGCCTCACCATCCGCTAACCACCCATAGGAAGGACACACACGTTGGTCACCCCCACCATCGCCAAACCCCCCGCAGGGGCAGGGCAGACAGAAGCCTACACCGCCGACATCACCGTCGCAGGCATCATGGGCATCATCACCGACTCCATCACCGCCCACCCCCGCAGCCTCCAGAAACGCATCGGCCCGTCCGAGATCGGCATGGACTGCACCCGCCGTCTCATCCACAAGCTCGCGGGCGACACCGAACCCGACCGCGGCATCGCCTGGAAACCCACCGTAGGCACCGCCTGCCACACCCAAATGGAAGAGTGGTTCGGAGCCCACAAGGACGAAGGGTACCTCGTCGAGAACCGCGTCACCGTCGGTCAGATTGGCGGTACCGCGATCACCGGCTCAACCGACCTGTTCAGCGTCAACGACAAGACCGTCGTTGACTGGAAATTCGTCGGTCCCGCCATGCTCAAGAAATACAAGCTGCACGGCCCCTCCAACCAGTACCGGGTGCAGGCGCACCTGTACGGTACCGGCTGGGTCAACGCCGGCTACGAAGTTCAACAGGTCATGATCGCGTTCTTGCCCCGTGACGGTGAACTCGGAGACGCCTACTTCTGGTGGGAACCCTACCAGCCCGAGATTGCAGAAGCTGCGCTCGCTAAGGCAAACCAGCTGGTCAGCCTCATCAACGCAATCGGCAAGGACGCCACGCTGGCGATGTACCCGCTCTGCAACGAGCGGTTCTGCCCCTGGTGCCCTGCCGATAAGGCGAAGCAGAACGCCACCATCTAACCCCCCAAATTTTTATCAACCCCCTTTTGAAAGGAAAACCATAATGTCCGCTTTCGATTTCTTCGCACCCCGCGCCAGCCATTCCTGGAAGTTCACCAACCCCGGCGACACCCACACCGGCACCATCACCGAGGTAAGCGACGCCCGCCAGGCCACCGAGTACGGTTCCAACGAGCTTGCCTACTGGGACAAGGAGCGCACCCGCCCGAAGATGCAGGTCGCAGTCACCTTGGACACCACTGAGCGTGACCCGCAGGACAGTAATGACACTGGTAAGCGCACCCTCTGGGTTGTTGAGGACGGCCGCTCCGGCTCCATCCTCTCCGCCATCCGTCAGGCAGTGCACCAGGCAGGCGCAGGCACCATCGATATTGGTGGTCAGCTGACCGTGACCTTCAGTGGTTTCGACCCGAGCAGCAAGAACCCGGCGAACCCCCGCAAGATCTACGCCGCGTCCTACGTGCCGCCGGCACTGGCTGGTGGCATGTTCACCAGCCAGGCACCGGCACAGCCCGCAGCGGCACCCGCGGCACCTGTAGCGCCCGCCCCGGCGGCTCCGGTTGCTCAGCCCGCACCCGCAGCACCCGCACCTGCGGCACAGCCCGCAGCGCCTGCACCGGTGGCACAGCCTGTAGCGGCACCTGCACCTGCAACCCCGGCACCGGTCCCCGCCGTACCCGACGCAGTCCGCCAGGCGGTCACCGCCCTCATCGGCACCGGCCAGGCTGATGAGCAGATCGCCGCAACCCTCGCCGGAACCGGCCTGCCCGTCACCGCAGAAACCGTCGCCACCATCCGCGCCGCCGCATAGCGCCGCACATCTACCTTCACCGGTAACCCCAAATAGTGCCCCGCGCGGACTTCCA